TGGGACATGTCAATCTGAAACTGTGTTCTCATGATGTCCATGATATCAATATCAATCATGTCAAATCCTCCGCTTGTACTTCAGAGCAGAAACATTCAACATACCAATCGTTCCCACGGAAGTCTCCAGAGAATCGAGCAGAGTTTACACGGAAGAAACCATTGATCCACTTAGACTCAAGCTTCACAATCTTACCGGGCACGATGTCTGTGTTCAGAAGTGCTTTAAATTGTACACCGCGACGACGCTTCTTATCCTTTGCAGGTTTACGTCCAGTCTCAGATGTGTAGAATGGTAGGTCAATCAATCCAGTCTTAGCGTTCAATACTGGGGCGAGTTGTGTGTCTTTAGACAGTAGCCCGTTCTCAGCAGAGACGTTCAATACACCAGAGTTGATGTTGTATTCCATGTTCTGTGATTCACAGAGTTTCATAAGCATCTCGCGTGGAGAGCCTTTCAACCTCCAACCAAAGACAACAGGGTTGTTCAAGTTGGTTCCTGTGTACGCACCTCTAGAAACACCGGGCATCTGTTGACGAATCTCTTCGATCACATCATTGACTGTCTTACCCGGACTTACCATCTTAGAGAGTTGCTGGTGGTTCAGAGAAGTGTATCCTTCCCCCACTCTCAGTTGTGTGACGTAATCGTTACCACTCTTCACTGTGGAAGTCTCAGTAACGTTGCCAACAACAAGTGTGTGCACACCAGTGTCCATGTAACCAACTTGGAAGTTGACCTCAAGGTAGTCGCTTTCAAGGAGTTGAATCTGGGAGTCGGATAGGTTGTAGATTTCGATTGTGGCAGAGTTGCCGTTGTTGCGTTTGTTGTCTGCTGTCTTGGACACATCAAAGGTGATTTGCCAAGGGTTATTAATTAGGTTCCCTTGTTCATCCCTGCGTGGATTCTCAATCAGCAAACCGTTACCTGTCTTATAGTCTCCGACTGTCAGAGAAAAGACCCTATCCTTCTGCATAAGTTACTCCTGATCGTAAACGTAAAATAGGGAGAAGAACTCTGGCATGATGTCAGACTCTTCCGTGATCTTGTTGGAGATAGTGGCGTTGATCGGTAGCAACAAGAAGTAGCCAGTCAATCCAAAATCTTCCAGATTATAATCAATGGCCATCGGATATTGAGGGACAATTGCATACCCCAACAAAACTGGAGTCTGGTCTTCGTGTCTCAAATCCATGTGCCATTGAGAGCATCTTGTATTCCAATAGAAAGTGAACTGCCAAGACTGGCCTTCAAGGGCCAGTCCATAGCGGTATTTCAAATCAGAGTACAGAGGCATTTCAATAGAAACTTGCGTAGCCATGTGTTACTCCTTAGTTAGTTGGGAAGGCCGTTGTTGGTTTTCTCCAAGCACTCACATCCTCTACTACAAACTTAGTTGGTGCGTTCTCAGGTGGTAGTTCATCTGGTGCTTTGGTTTTGGTTGTCACTGTTCCAGTCTTACGACCTTTGTTAGCAGTCTTGATTGTGATGAGGATTTCTTTCACATCAGTGAAGACAACTTGTTCAATTGTCATTGTTGGGAACAAAGCATCGCCTGTAGATTCATCCTCTTTGAACGAAAGGTTTGTGAATACACAAGGGCCAAACGAGTCAATAACAAAGTCCTCAAGCAAGTCTAGCACTTGGAACTCTTCCCTCTTCTGCCACATATCAATCAGTTCACGTTGAACAGCCTTCGCTGTCTTCGCTTTATCCTGTGGAGTTACAAACACTTCAGGGATTGTATCCTTTGTGTACTGTGCAACAACCTCTGGAAGGATTCTGTTGATGGAGGTTTTCTCATTGATAGTTACTGGGTAAACCACATCAGAGTTGTTAGTGTACTGCTTGTTGGTTGGTTTATACAAACCATTCGCATCTGTCTCAACATGATCGCCAGTGTCAAATTTGAATGTAGGCAGCGAACCTAGATTCGCTGGTCTACTGATGTTGAAGTCCGCATCCGATAGAATGCCACTGATGTTCAAAACAACGTTATCAGATGTAGTGTGGTCAGAGACAAACCCGCCAGTAGCGACGGGATGTTTAGTTACAGATGCGGAGTACGTTACGTCATACTGTGTTACAGCGTCAAACCACAGGATGTCGCCGTTGTTACGTCTAATTACGATAGCCATTATTGTCTCTCCGCTTGTTGTGCCCTAGCTGCTCCAAAGGCATCTTGGATAGCTTTGTAAGTCAACTCTTGGATGTGTGGTGCCATTTCACTAGCGTACTGTTTAGGATCAGCAGTACCGGCTGGTGGCAATACTTGCAATGTGATAGATGGGATTGTAACGCTTGGAGCCAATGCAGATACTTTAGCACTGTTAGACATAAGAGGACTTGGGATCGGCATAGTTTCATGAGTTCTGAAAGAGTTCAAGAACTGTCCAGCTTTATCCATACCCTCACCAGCCACATACTTGGCAACTCGTACACCCGGAAACCTATCAATCACTTTCTCTTTGTAAGCGTCACCCAAACCTTGGAAGCCAGCTTGGAAGTCACCACGAAGTACGGCAGCAATACGATCTAGTCCACTTGCAATGTTGTCGATGTAATCAGAGATTGTCTTGAGCATCGTTACAAATGGATTCTCCACTTCAACGTTGTTGAATGTGTCTCCATACTTCTGCTTCAGTCCATCGAAAGAAATACCAACTTCACTCAGAGAGTTCATTAGGTGATCGAAGGCTTGAGAGATTGCATCAATCTGTTCAGAGGCACCCGGAATATCTTTAACCATTTGTCCGAAGACACTATCACCACCACGTAGGTATGTTAGCAGGTCATCAATTACAAGAGCAGCACCACCAATAGCAGCAATGAATCCGCCAAATGGAAGCATGAAGATTGCAACAGCAGAAGCGAATGTAGCAAGTGCAGCAGAAGATACACCAAGTTTCTCAGCAAACTTATCCCAGTTCTCTCCGATTGTTCCGAAGATACGAATCAAAGCATTGAGAGGTTTGATCAGCATTTCAAAGGCACCACCCAAAGCTTTAATCAATGGTGCACCACGTTGCATACTCTCAGATAGAGTGTTGAAGAAACCACCCATACCTTTGTCGAAGCCACCAGCAGAGAAGATCATTACAGAGTCTTCAAAGCTCTTGTTCATTCGACCTTGAGCAACACGTGTTGTGGCGAGAGATTTAGCATAAGCATCGTTTCTCTCAGAAGCTTCCTTCATCAGCCTACCAAGTTCTGGTAGAATCTTTTTAGGGTCAGCTTTACCTTTCTGCATCAAGTCAGAGAACTCAGCTACAGTACCGTTCTTAGTCTGACCAGAGTTACCAGCAGCTTGTGCAAGTAGGGCCATACCACCCGGCATACGTTCAGCAAATTGTTGTCTAGCTTCTTCAGCCTGAATCTTATCCTTACCAAACATTTGACCCAAGGCTACCATCGAACCCTTCATAGCCTCTTTAGAGATACCATGAGTTGTACCGAACTGTGTAATACCACGGAACATATCCTGAACACCCTTAACACCAATAGATGGTGCAGCAGCTTGATAGATGCTGGAGTATTGTGGAGCCATGTCACGGAAGTTTAGACCCTGTTCGTTGGCAATGTTGTTTAGGAAGTTCTTGTTGGACTTGAAGTTCTCTTCGCTACCGGAGACGGCCTCTAGGCTGTTTGTAGCAGCGATAACCTTCTGACTGATGTCGTTCATCTGGCTAAAGGCGAACGCGGCTCCTAGACCCGGTAGAGCGCCTCTGGCGAAGCCTAGAGCAGCAGACAAGCCACGATCAGCTTGTGTTCTACCACCATGACCTCTAGAGCCACCGCCTCCACCACCAAGATCACCTTGGTCACGTCTAGCACCAATACGAATCTTAAACTCAGAGCTTGCAATAGCAGCACGAATCTCTTCAATCAGATGTTGCTTATCAATCTTCAATCTTACTTGTGGCTCAGCAACACGAATCTTCAGTTCACCCATTTTCTTCTGGGCTTCGATCATCGCACGACGAAGTTTCATAGCAAGGTTGTTGTTAGCCAGTTCCAGCTTCAACTTGATTGGGTTACGTTCCCCGATGACTTTAACTTCAGTCTTCAGTTGTCTTTCCATTTCGTGTAGAGCTAGTTTGAATGGAAGAGGCAAGTTCATCTGCCCCATCAATGTCTTCACGAATCTTTTCTGTTCAACCAGCTTCTGTACATCAACTTTGATATTGGTCAGTCTGATTGGTGTCTTGTCCAAGTAGGTCTGAATCTTCTTCCCTTGCATTGCAAGAGCTTCGTCAGAGATATCAACGTTGGTTAGACTGATCTTTGTCTTAGTGGCTTTCTCAATCTGTGCACGAAGCGACTTACTATCGAGAGATACTTTGACAGTGAATTTCTTGTTGGCTAGAGTGGAAAGCTCCCTCAGCATTGTTAGAACGCCGCCAAGCTTCTTCTCAAACGTAGCCAAGGGACGGTTGTCAACTTGGAATACAAGTTTACCCGTCAGGCGAGCAATTTCCTCTTGAAACATATAGCCTCACTTATTAATTTTGTCTAGCTTCCTGCTCTCGTTGGATGCGTGCAACATCATCCATTTCAAACTTGGCATCGAGCATTTCTATGATATTGTAAATGTCTTCTACGTTGCAGATGGTATCCAACTCAATGTAAGTTGGGAGTCCTCTGATTTCGCTTGTCACGATACGGAAGATTTCCCAATCTTGAGTGTAGCCATCCTCAACCTTCTTGAGGCGAGGATGTACCATCTGTGGTTCCGCGTTAGAAGTTACAGGACGCCGGAACCTAGCATCTGAAAAACCGAACCGTAGTTAAACTCCACAATCTCTTTTACAAGCAGGAAGAGTTTATCGTATTCACCGGCAAATTCAGAGTTGAAGTTGATTGCCATATTACCTTTGGTAGCAGAAGCAACCAGTGCAATGACAAGAGCTTCAGCGTTGTCGTCTAGGTTGTCGAACAGAATGTTCAGCGCCTTACCAACACTAGCTTCCTCACCTTGCAATACAGCGAAGGCAGGGCCAAGTGTTTTGATCAGTTGCTTACCAAGTTTCAGTCCAGTCATACCCGGCATCTGAGTTAGCAGATACATTTCACCGTTGACGATAACTTCTTTTTGTTTAATAGCCATTTGTTGTACTCCTTAATTAGCGAAAGTAACCAGCAACAGAATCAAGTCCGTCACTGACGATTCCAGATGCACTACTGAGTGCCCCGGATAGAATGTCCGTAATGTCAATACCATTACGTGCGTTACCACCAACGTTACCACTGCCTTTAGCAAAGGACAGAATCTCGATTTCCCATTTACGAGTTGTTAGACCTTCAGCGTTGAAGGACAGTTCAGGGAATGTCGTTAGGTATGCGTCAGTAGTTGTGAAGCGAGATGTACCAGACGTATCTTTCAATTGAATCTCAAGACGACCTGCGTGAGCAGCAGCATCTTGAAGAACGATTTCAGTGAACACGTCATTGGCAACAGATGTAGGTAGAACCTCAAGAATCAGTTTAGAGTTTCTGTCTGGAGAATACACACGGGTGTGAACCCCACGAATCCCTCTACGGGTGTGGAAGACAGAAGACTCCCATTGCAGCGTGATGCTAACAAGGCCGGGGATAATGTACCCGCAAACGACAATGGTAACACTACTTGGGTCATAAGTCAATACAGAACCAGCCATAAATACTCCTTAAATAACTTGGAAGGTTTCAAGAATTGGTAGGACAGATGCGGACAGACCAAGGATGCTAGATAGATCAGAGCCACTGTCTGCGTTGCCACCAATGTTTACTAGAACGTCTGTTGCACCAAATCTCCATGTACGGGTTTCCATTTGATTGGAGAAGACAATCTCAGGGAGTTCTTCGATCCAAGCAGTTGCCGCCATGAACATTGTGCTACCACTACCATCTTTAATGAAGAGTGGAAACTTCCCAAGGCCAGTTACCTTGTCAGTGTTCCAGAAGACAGAGAAGATGTCGTTAGCAGTGGAGGATTGTGCTAGTGTGATTTCGATTTTCCAACCCGTGTCTGGACTTTTGATACGGCTCATAGAACCATCCATTGCACGAATTGTAGTAATTTGTTGTGTGTCT